GATCATCATGGCACCTCACACTGAGTATTTGGCAACTGATGATCTAAGGGATGCCACAGCATTACCAATAAAATCCTTTAGTGATTTTCCTGCCACCAACCCTGACGGATCATATTTTGTAAAGTGGATCATGCCAAGAGCGTTCGGAGATTTCGCAGGGTTAGAAGATAGCATAGCGGAGGCACTGTTGTTGGCACGTGGGGTGATCTTCCCAACTGCTAAGGGTGCTGCCACTGTCAAGCGTTTGCTTAATCAGCACATTCGTGAGGGCATGGAAGTAGATCCGACTGAGTGGGAGAATCCAGCACTCATCCGATTATGGTTGGCAGTTAAGCAAATAAAAGAAGATGCCCTATTCTTATCTTACCACAGTGGCGGACCTGCTGCCTACATTGCTGGCAAACGCATAGACTCCGAAGGGTATGTGATGCACACACCAGGTGGATCATGGAAATTAGTTGACCGTGAGGAGTTCAGTCATGCCAACTTCAAAATGGGAGTGGGTGCTTAGGGCAGGTCATTAGTTCGTGATTTGGACAGTAGGGGGCGTGATGCCCCCCCGTATATAAAAATCGAAGGAACCCCTAGTCTACAAAGTGTTACCCAAGGCATATCAATATTCCAGTCTATATTTAAAAAATTCCCAAGTACTATATAATTCAAAATAGGTTGATCATTAGTATGAAAAAAATTTCGGATAATATTTTCGGCACCATAGAGATCGATCCAGTAACTGATGAATATAAGATAGTAATACCAGAGACAATTATTAATGAGATGGGATGGTACGAAGAAACTGTGATACAATGGTCTATAGATGATAAAGATGTTATTCTAAAAGATGCAGATGAATAAAACCTATCACGTTTATCTAAAAAATGAAGTATTATTCAAAGATTTAAACGAAGAGGAGTTTGATGTTATATGGGGTAGGTTGTTTCATTCATATTATAGAGAAGAGTTATCATATTCACTAATAGAAGATACGGATAATACTAAAGAGTTGGACTTAGAACCTTCATATTGACAATATACATATTCTGATGTAATATAGAATGGTAATTACAAATCATTATGGCTAAAGGATTTACGGTTAAAGCAAACGCTCCGAAAAAGGGTGATGCACCTGAATGGGATTATGATAAAGCAAAAGAATTAGTTAGAGGGAAGACTGTTGTTTTCTGTCTACCTGGTAGAGGAGTATCATACACATTTCTAAAGAGTTTTGTACAATTGTGTTTCGACTTAGTACAGAACGGATCAAGTATACAGATATCTCAGGATTACAGTTCTATGGTGAACTTCGCAAGATGTAAGTGTCTTGGTGCGAACGTTCTTCGTGGACCTGATCAATTACCTTGGGATGGTAAGTTACCTTATGATTATCAACTATGGATTGATAGTGATATTGTATTCAATACCGAGAAATTCTATCAAATCGTACTGATGGATCAAGATATCGCTGCTGGTTGGTACTGTACTGAGGACGGCAAAACCACCTCGGTTGCTCACTGGTTAGAGGAAGAAGACTTCCGTAATAGTGGTGGTGTTATGAATCACGAAACAATTGATAGTATTTCTAAGCGTAAGAAGCCTTTTACTGTTGATTATACTGGTTTTGGTTGGTTATTAATCAAGAAAGGTGTATTTGAGCACAAAGAAATGCCTTACCCTTGGTTCGCACCTAAAATGCAGGTATTCGAGTCAGGCGAAGTGCAGGATATGTGTGGCGAAGACGTGTCGTTCTGCCTTGATGCGAAGGAAGCAGGTTTTGAAATCTGGTGCGACCCTCGTGTAAGAGTTGGTCACGAGAAAACAAGGGTGATCTAATGGCTGATAAGTACTCTATTCTCTTAAATGGGTATCCTTTATTTTCGGATTTAACGCAATTTGAGTACTTTGAGCGTATGGAAGACCTATCTATAGAGTTCTATCAGACTGGAAAACCCAGACCTGATGAACTCTCCACTGAAATAACACAAGAAACAGACTAATTATGGCAAAATCAAAGACTGGTGCATGGGGAAGGGAAGAACTTGAACCAACACCGAAAAAAACTCGTCAAGGTAATGGAAAACACACAAAATATGCCGCTACCTCCCGTAACTCGGCTCGTAAGAAGTACAGAGGACAGGGTTCATGAGTGAAGAGGCTAATCGTATTGCATCAGCACTCGAAAGAATCGCTACTTCCCTTGAGAAAGGTGCTCACATAAATATTGATCACGGTCATATTGAGCATATAGACCATGTTGATGCTATTGATAACATCCAACATGGAGATGTAGATGTCCACAACCACGCTTTCTAGTCATGCCAAAACAAGAAACTATCAAATATACCATCAGACAAGATGGTAATGTAACCGAAGAGGTTATTAATGTTGCAGGAGATGCATGTGTAAACCTAACAGAAGATATAGAATTAGAATTAGGTGATTTAGATAAACAAACATATACTACTGATTATTATAAACTTGATTTAAATCAAAATATCACAATTAATACGGAGACTGGTGATGTCTCATTTTAGTACAATTAAAACTAAAATAAGGAAAAAACCTCAATTAGTTGAGGCATTAGAACTCCTTCAATACGATGTTAAAGAGGATCAGGAACTTAAAGTTACTGGTTCTCATGGTATTAAGCATGAAACTGTAACTGCCGAAGTTGCTATTTCTAATGATATTGGGTTTAGATTGAATCCAATGAACAATGAATACGAATTAGTTGCTGATCTTGAGACCTGGAACCAAAATATTACGGTTGAAAGGTTCATTGATAAGGTTACACAGCAATATGCACGTATGACAATTTACGATTCTGTTAAAAAACAGGGTTTTGAGGTCGCTGAAGAGTGGGAAATGGACGATAATTCAATAGAAATTACGGTAAATAGGTGGGTTTGAAGTAATTATTAATATTTCATATAAATAACCGTAAGAAAACTCATGTTCTTATGGCAGTACAGAGAATATCTAGGGCTTTTAAGGATATTAACCTATCTTTTACGCCACATCCAGTAACGAAAGACCTTACTGTAATAAAAAATGCTAATGCAATTAAGCGTTCTATCAGGAATATAGTGCAAACTATTCCTGGTGAGCGTTTTTTTAATCCAATTTTAGGTTCAGATGTTCGTTCTAGTCTTTTTGAGTTCGTTGATTTTGGTACAGCGTCCGTAATTCAGAAAGAAATTAAAACTGCAATAGAGAATTTTGAACCAAGAGTATATAATATACAGGTAGAAGCAATTGCTAGACCTGATGATAATGAATTTGAAGTGAATGTATACTTTGAAATACTAGGACACGAGTTTCCAACACAAGAATTCACATTTATGCTTGAAGCAACACGATAATAATGCCTTTTACCAAGTTTTCAAATCTAGATTTTGATCAAATTAAGACCTCAATCAAAGATTATCTCCGTGCTAATTCAGATTTTACGGATTTTGATTATGAAGGATCTAATTTTTCAGTCTTAATTGATACTTTAGCATACAATACTTACATTACTGCGTTCAACGCAAACATGGTTGTAAATGAATCTTTCTTAGATTCTGCAGTATTACGTGAGAATGTTGTATCATTGGCAAGAAATATAGGTTATGTACCACGCTCTAGGACTGCTGCAAGGGCACAGGTGTACTTTCCAGTTAATATTGACCCAACTACCTATTCTACGACTTCATTGACCCTGAAGGCGGGTCTAGTGTGCGTAGCGAGTTCTGCTGATGAAGCGTATACATTCTCTATTTCAGAAGATATTACAACAACGGTTAATAATGGTGTAGCAAACTTTGGATCATTAAATAATCCAATTACTGTATATCAAGGTACATATATTAATCAATCATTTAATGTTGATGGATCATTAGATCAAAGATTTTTATTAGAAAATCCATTTATTGATAGTTCTACCATAGTTGTATATGTAAAAGGTCCATCTGATCCAGGTATGGGCAAACAATATTCTTTAGTTGATAATATTGTTGGTGTTAATAAAGATTCTGAAACGTATTTAATTCAAGAAGTACAAGACCAAAAATATGAATTATTATTCGGTGATGGTGTATTTGGTAAGAAATTAGAGGATGGTACAGTAATAACTGTAGGTTATGTTATTAGTGATGGTAAAGATGGTAATGGTCCATCTCAATTTACCTATGCTGCAACAATTCGTGATACTCTTAGCAATATCATCCCACCAGCATCATTACCAGTAATCAATACAACGGCAGCTGCCGCTAATGGCGGTGAGATTGAGTCTATTGACTCAGTTAAGTATTTTGCTCCTAGACTGTATTCAGCACAGCACAGGGCGGTTACAGGTAGGGATTACGAAGCAATAATACAAAAAGTATACCCAAATACAGAAAGTGTGTCTGTTGTGGGTGGTGAAGAGTTAGATCCTCCACAATTTGGAACGGTTTTAATAACAATTAAACCTAAAAATGGTGAATATGTCTCTGACTTTGATAAACAGTTGATATTGGCAGATTTAAAGAATTATTCTCTTGCAGGAATTAATCAGAAAATAGTAGACCTTAAATTGTTATATGTTGAACTTGATTCTTATGTTTATTTTGATACTGCAAAAGTTTCTAGTGTTGATCGTTTAAAAACCAGAATTACTGATGGTTTAACAGTTTATTCTGATTCAACTGACATTAATAAATTTGGTGGTAGATTTAAGTACAGTAAAGCACTGAATATTATTGATACTATTGATAATGCTATTACTTCTAATATTACTAGAGTTAAAATTAGAAGAAATTTAAAAGCAATATTAAATTCTTATGCTCAATATGAATTATGTTTTGGTAATAAATTTAATATTAATTCTCAAGGAAGAAATATTAAAAGTACAGGATTTAAAATAGAAGGTGAAACTGAAACAGTTTATATAACTGATATACCAAATAAAGATGCTAACGGTAATTTAGATGGGTCTGGAAAAGGTGTTTTATCTATTGTTAAATTGGATGTAAATGTAGATGAAGCGACTGTTGTTGTTAAATCTGCAGGAACAGTTGATTATGATAAAGGTGAGGTTATGTTAACTACAACCAATATTACATCAACAGTAGCAAATAATAATATTGTTGAAATTCAGGCATTTCCAGATTCTAATGATGTTGTAGGTCTTAAGGATTTATACCTCGATTTTAGCATCTCAGATACTACAATAAATATGGTTAAAGATACCATTACATCGGGTGAAAAAATATCAGGTGTTGGATTTAAAGCAACTTCTAGTTACTCAAACGGAGATTTAATAAGAACATGATAGGCACTGGAATTGATGCTAGAGTACAAGTACAGCAGATAATTGAAAATCAGCTACCAGAATTTCTTATTTCAGAAAATCCTAAGGCTGCTGATTTTTTAAAGCAATACTATATCTCTCAGGAACACAGAGGTGGTCCTACTGATCTTGTAGATAATTTAGATCAGTATATAAAATTAGATAATTTAACACCAGAAGTTATTGTTGGAATAACAACTCTTTCTGTTGGTATTGGAACTACTGCATCTATTAGTGATATTACTGTTAGTAGCACTAAAGGATTTCCAAATAAAGATGGATTATTTAAAATTAATAATGAGATATTTACATATAGTGGATTAACAACCAATACATTTACTGGTGTTACTCGTGGATTTAGTGGAATAACATCTTATAGACAAGATAATAATCCAAATGAATTAGTTTTTACAACTACAACACCTACAACTCATGCGTCTGATTCGACTGTTATAAACCTAAGTGCCCATTTTTTAAAAGAATTTTATAATAAAATAAAATTTACCTTTACTCCTGGGTTAGAAGATACTGATTTTGTTCCAAATTTAGATGTTAGTAATTATATAAAGCAATCTACTTCTCTTTATAGGTCAAAAGGTACTGAAGAATCATTTAAAATACTATTTTCTGCCTTATATGGTGTAGATCCTAAAATTATTGATCTAGAAGAATTTTTAGTTAAACCATCATCATCTGAATTTATTAGAAGAGAACTTATTGTTGCAGAAAGAATTTCTGGAGATCCTAATAAATTAGTTGGTCAAACTATTAAAAGTTCAATAGATTCAGAAACTCAAGGATCTGTATCTGAAGTTGAAGTCTTTAGTAGGTCTTTTGGTAGAACTGGAATTAGTACATATTACAAAATAAATTTATTTGTTGGATATGGTAATGAAGCAATTGAAGGTAATTTCACAGTTCCTGGTAAAACTAAAGTTATAGGGAATGTATCTGTTGGTTCTTCTGTTATAACAGTAGATTCTACTATTGGTTTTGGTCATACTGGAACAGTAATATGTGGTATTAATACTGCAGTAAATTATACAGATAAAACTGTCAATCAATTCTTAGGTTGTACTGGTATTACGTCAGCAATTAAATCTACTGATAAATTAAGATCTGATGAAGTTGTTTTTGGTTATGAAAATGGAGATATTACTAAAGAAGTTAAATTAAGAATTACTGGTGTAATTGATAGTTTTGTTCCTATTTCAAATATTAATTCTTCTTCTGTAGGGGAAAAAATAAGTGTTAGAAATTTAGGTGAAAGTATTCCTAATCCACCATTAGCAAATAGTCCTTCCAGAAAGGAAATATTTGCTAATTCTTGGATTTATAATACATCATCTACATATGAAATTGATTCTGTTTCTGGATCAGCATATGTTCTTAACTCACCTACTGATAAATCAAGTTTAAAGCAAGGTGATAATGTAGAAATTATCTATAGAGCAGATTATACACCTAGTGCTACTGCTAT